CGCCCTACTTCCATCACAACCATGTCGCCACGCTGCGGAGTGCTGACACGTTCAAACCCGGCCGCCTCGTAGGCTTGCTCGTAGAGGCTCGGATTCTCGGCCTGTTCCCACCAACCGTCATCACGCTTGAAGTCTTCGAACTCAAGCCCCCATTCTCGCTTGTACCAGTCGGCGCAGACCTGCCAGCAGTCCCAGGCACCATGCACGAAGGGCCGGCCCAACAGCGGCGTATTGCCGGTTGGAACAATCGTTCGCAGATCGCCTTCGGGCCAGCTGAGGATATGCCATGGCAACTCCGTGGCCTCGCACATCGCCAAATCGCGCGGGGACGGCCTGCTGGTGGCGTCTGGGTGCGAGTGGACGATGCCTATAACTTCGCCCAGGTCCTCGGCGGCGGCGTAATCCTCCGCCGCGATCCGGAACTCTTCGTTTGGATCGGCGGCGGTGTTTGCGCACGGGATGTACTGTTGCTTTCGGCCGATGCTGATCAGCAGGCCGCAGCACTCGCGCGGGTACTGCTCGACAGCGTGCGCCTGTACGGCCTTGAGAATGTGCTTCAGCATGGTCAGCTCCTGGCGATCAGCGACACGGCGGGAAAACCGCCAAACGGCAAGGAATTGCCCTCGCCGAATCGAGGAACACAGCCACGCCCCAATGTTGCGTCGCACTCGTCCTTCTCTGGGTCGTCGGTGAGATTTCCGTCTCGGTCCCGATATGGCCCGGTGTAATTGCAATTGGGCCCGCGGTACCCGCCGGTAAGGCACCAGTGGCACAGCGTCGTCATCTGCCGGCCAATGGATTCACCGCCGACGTCACCGGGGCTCGCGAGCTCCCAAGACACGCTCGAACCATTTTCGGATGTCTTTTGGTCCAGATACCAGACCTCAATGGTCTCCTGCGTGGAGTCCGCGTCCGGGTTACCGCCGGAGAAGTTCTGCGCATCTAGGTACGTGCCCAGCGTATGACGCATGGTCAGCTTGAAATCCAGCAAGTCTTCGAACGCAAGGCACAGCGCGGTGATCCGCCCGTTTACGTTGCCTACAGATAATGTGGGCCGCACCGCTGTGCCATCGCCATTGGCCTCGATGCCGTCAATCTGCATTGGCCAGGCGCCATACTCCTCTCCCTGCCACCAGATTGTCTTTGCCGGCAACTGGTCGGCATCCGCGCCAGCGGCGAGCAGCTCGGCGGCCGTGTGCGGGATGGCATGACCGTGGAATCGCAACACATCCGCCCCGAAATCGCTCCCATCCAGTTCGAACAGCAGTACTTCACTGCCAGGCTCGAGCACCTGGATATCTTTGATCAGCGGCATATGAATCCTAAGGCATGAATGACTGGGTGAAAGTGGTGGTCAAGGTGTAAAGCCCTGCGCCGTTAGCACTTACGGCCGGGGCAGCCGCGCGCCAAAAGCTGAGCTCGCCAAGTGGCGGCGTCCAGAGGAACGACTTGAAATTGCCGTGGCGGTCCAGAAAGCCTTTGATGTCCAGCGCTGTCGCTTTGCTGACCACAAAGGTGAGCGACCAGCTGTCAACGCGGTTGTTGATCCCGTCACCCGCGACCTGCTCATACCCATCACCGAATTTCGATGACCGGGTTCGATATTCCGGAGCGCTGGTGGCATCAATCTTCGGACACCAGGTGAACGTCTCAACGGCCATTTATGACTCTCCAGATTGCTCCGCCGGGCCGAAGCTCTTCGGCGATTGCCTGCTGTGCACCTCGCTTGGCGGTGTCCGCGTAAGCCTGGCCGACCGCCTGCATGTCCTGAGCGGAACCTCCGCCGCTGGACTCAGGGACAGCGATCGTTTGCTGGATCAGCACCTGAGTGGACGACGCGGAACCGCCCCCGCCGATCGCCTTGACGCCCAACGACCCGTCGGAGGTGCGCGACAGGGGCAGAATCGCTTCCGGGCCGGCCTCGCCCATCAGCCCTACATTCCCGCCAGCCATCCCGAACGTAGTCGGGGATGAAACCAGCCCGTTCGTGAACGCACCGCCCTTGGCGAACATCTGGATTCCATCAGCCCATGCGCCACCTTTGGCTTGAGTACTTGCCCAGCTTGAGAAAGCGGCGCCCGTGTAATCCGACTGGGAAGACCCTGCCGTAGCGCCGCCGGCGAACAATCCGCCGACCGCAGAAACACCGGCGGCTAGTAGGCCGCTGGCAGCCTGGCGGGCAGCGATGCGGGCCATGTCAGCCAGCACCGACTTGGTGAAGTCAGCGAACGAGAGCTTGCCTGTCAGGGCGAAATTCGTGACTGCATCTTCCATCGAGCTGAAGGCACTGGTGAACAAGGTCTGAGTCTGTCCGGAAATGTCCTGTGCGCTGTCCAGGTAATTCGCCAGGGCGGCAGATGCTCCGCTGATCCAATCCGCCTGCGCCGCATCCAGCCCCTTGTAATAGTCCTGCTGGATCGCGAGGCGCTTGGCCAGTGCGTCTTTGAGTTGCCCGGTTTGCTTGGTGAAAGTTTCCTGGCTGATATCGCCGGTGTTCAATTGCTTCTGCAGATCCGCCATCTGCTGGTTGTAATCCTCCTGGATGGCCAGGTCCTGCTTCAGGCGATCGCGCGCCTTGTCACCCATGCCGACGGCAGCGATCTCCTGATCAAAGCCGGATTTGGCGGTCTGGTTGGCGGCGTTCAGCGTGGCCGCGAAGGCTGCTGCCTTTGCCTCGTCCTCGTTCGCCTGCTTGAGCTGTTTCTTCACATCCAGCTCAGAAGCAAGCCCAAGCAGTCGTTTCTGCTGCTGGGCATTGATGCCGACCAGCTTCCCGGATTCGATCTCGAACTGCAGCTTCGAAACCTCGGTGGCATTTTTCCTTGCATCCACCGACGTGTTTATCAGCTCGATCTGTCGCTGCAGATCCGTTTCTGAATCTGCGAACGAGTCCTGAATCTTCTTCGCAGCCGCAGCGGCATCGGAAGCGGCTTTCTTCGCAGCCGCCGCGGCGGCCGCAATCGCTGCCGGGTCCACGCCCGAACCAGTTCCGGGCGTGATGGAAGGAGTCGTCTTGGCGAGTTCAGCGGCCGCCTTCTTGGCATTGGCCACGTACTCCTTGAACTGATTCCCAACCAGCGGCCGGTCAAGGTTTTCGTGAATCTTACCGGCAGCCTGCGCAGCCACTCCGAACTGAATCTGGGCGCTGTTGGCAAAGTCAGCAGCGTTCTGCTTGAACTCCTTCGATGTATCACCGAACGTAAGCACCGAAAGCGCGGTGTTGGCCTGCGCCGCCAAATTGTCGGTGTGCCCTACGGCCGTGGCGAACATGCCGACCAGCGTGTTCGCGATCACGTCAAACACGCGAACCACGCCATCACCGGCGTTAGCGATGAACGCCGTGGATTCGACCAGCTTTTCGCCGAGGTCTCCTACAACGCCCTTCAACCCGCCAGCCTCTTTCGCCGATGAGTTCAGGTCCTTGGCAAACTGAGCAATGACCGGAAGAAATTCGGCGGCAAGCATGGTCTTGGCAGAGGTCAGATACTGCTCAAGCCCTTGAATCTCGATCCCGAATTGTTTCGCCGCAGCGATGGTGCCTTCGTCCATGACGACGCCGGCGGCCTCGGCAGAGGCCCCCAATTCGTCGAACGCCTTGCCGCCGTTGCGTAGCAGTGGCACGAGCGCAGTGGAGTCGCTGGCGATCGCTTCCATGTAGAACGTCATTTCCTGCTGGTTGACGTTCGCTTTCTCCAGACTCGTGACGTACAGCGCCAGCGCGTCCTTGCTGTTGAGCTTTTTGAAGCTGTCAGCCGTCAGGCCAACTTTAGGTGCGATGTTGGTGAAGAAGTCCTTCAGAGCACCGCCGCCCGTATTCGCAAAATCCCCGAGCTTGTCGTTCGTGTCTTTGAAAATGTCGGCCAGCTTGTCCTGCTCGATGCCCACGCTCTGAGCGCCAGCGGCGTACTTCTGAAACTCCGTCGTGCCCAGGCCGGCCATCGCCGCTTGGTTTGAGATTTCCTTCGCCACGCTTGCGGAATGGATGACAAGGGCGGTGAGCGCCGCAGGGATGGTGCCGACCGCGGCACCCACGCCCTTTGCCAAACTGTCGAATGACTTGGAGATCTCCGCCGTTCGCTTTTTCGCTTCCTGACTCGCTTTGTCTAGCGGGCCAGTGAATGCACCGATTTTCGCAATCAGATCAAGCGTGAGCGTACCCAGTGAATTACTGGCCATTCATAATCTCCGGGAGTGTTACACCCATGCCTCCATCGCTTCCTCAAGACTGACCTCGCGCGCCCGCTCATGCGGCAAGAAGTCGGCAAGCTTGAAGCCGCCATCTTTGGATATCCGATTCGCGTAGATAGTGGTCAGGAGTGCAACGCTGCGCTCGATCCTGGCCCCCACGTTCAGAGAGCCGCGTTCCCGCCGGTACTTTGCCCAGCGGTTGTATTCACGAAGGCTTAGGCGCTCTTGGGCTTCCGCAATCGTGCAGCCGAACGTGGTCGCGAGTTCGTGCCAGAGCTCTTCTCCGTCAGTGAGGGCTTCGTCTTTCCCAGGTTGTTCACCTCGAAGATTGCGGCGAGCAGCGCTACGGTGAGGCGGCCGTCGAGGGCGCCGCGCTCTGGATCCGCAGTCCCAGTGATGTCGCCAACCGTGAACACCGCGTTTCCGTGCTCGTCGCAAACGCTTGCAGCGATTCGGCCAGCAAGGCTGTCGTGCTTGCCGTTGAGGGCCGTGACATCGCTGACTGCCGCCTGATAGCCCAG